GCATTTTCAGCGGCCAGCTCATTTTCCCGTTCGGAAGACGTTTTCTGCTGCTGTAATTTGCTGCGCCAGGTATATAGCTGAGACTCGTAAAGGCTGAGTTCCCGGGCGGCAGCGGCAACGCCGATGCGCTCCGCAAGCTTCAGGGCTTCGCTGCGGAATTCAGGCGAATGCTGTTTACGTGGTTTCTTACTTACGGTTGCTGATTTAGTCATGTGAGATACCTCTGTCTGGGAGTTTACTCACTTAGTCGCGTGTCCACTATTCGCGGGTAGGATCAATTAACTCAAACCGGTCGCGTAATCGGGATTAATAAAGCGGTCAGCGAATGGTCATCTTTACCCGTAAAAGGTACGGAAAAAGGAGCTTACCTGAAAAAGGTAACATTACCCGAATCAGGTAAGAAAAGTTTACCCGAATCAGGTAACGCCTATTACCCGAATCAGGTAAACACAAAAGACAAACATACAAAAGACAATAAAGACAATATTAATAACCCCCCTAAATCCCCCCGGGCGGTTTCGTTCGATGCGTTAGCTGTTCAGTTGCCTGACTGGCTTTCTGCAGAAATCTGGTCGTCATGGGTGGCATATCGTCGCGACCTGAAAAAGCCGATCAAGTCTCAGCAGACGGTCACCCAGGCTATCAACCTGCTGGACCGCTGCAGACTGAACGGTTACGCGCCCGAAGAAATTATCAACCGCAGCATCGCCAATGGCTGGCAAGGCCTGTTTGAGCCAAATGGTGCCAAGCCACAACCAAGTCAACAGGTGCGAGTTGCCGAAAATTTCGCAGGGAAGGATTACGGGCAGACTGAAATCCCATCATGGGCGAGGGACTGATCATGGAACTGGAAGAAAAAATCACTGCCATTGAGCGGATGCTTGATCAGCTGAGCAAGCCACCGGAAGACATCCCGAATTGCGAGGTGGTTATCGAGCGCGTCTGTTGCGAAAAGCATGGCGAGTATGAGCAGCGCAAGCGGATCCTGACCAGCAGCATCATCAATCTGCCATCACCGCCGACACGCTGCCCGGGCTGCCTGGAAGACGAACTGAATTTTCTGAGGGATGAAAAGGTTCGCTGGGATAAGCGAGTTCGCCAGCAAACTGCAGAAAGGCTGCTTCGCCAGCTGGACATACCAGAGCGATTCTCCACGTGCACTCTGGACAGCTACAAGCCTGTTGGGAAGGATTCTGAGCGAGCATTACGGGTCTGCCAGGCCTACGCATCGAAATGGACTGATCGCCTACAGCAGGGCGGTGGGTTGGTTATGTGTGGCAAGCCTGGCACCGGTAAAAACCACCTTGCGCTGGCCATTGCCCGCCATGTGATTGAGCACCACCAAAGCTCTGTCATTTTCACGACGGCGCTGAAGATTGCCCGGGAGTTTAAATCGACCTGGTCAAAAACAGCCACGCGCACTGAGGATGATGTGATCCGCTACTTCACGAAGCCAGACCTTCTCATTGTCGATGAGGTTGGTGTGCAGTTTGGCAGCGAAGCCGAGAAGATGATCATGTTTGAAATCATCAATACCCGCTACGAGCGCCTGAAGCCGACGATCCTGATCAGCAACCTGCCGAAGGATGAGTTGACGCAGTTTATCGGAGAGCGCGTCATCGACCGCATGAACGACGGCGGCGGCTGCACAATTTCGTTTACCTGGGGCAGCTATCGGGAGAACCGGTCATGACAGGCAAAGACGCAATTCTGAACTACCTGAAAACGCATAAAACCTGCAGCTCTCCAGATGTCGCCGCGGCTTCCGGGATGACGCATACCTGCATCAACCAGGCTGCAAATATCCTGGCAAAGCAGGGGGTACTGGTAGCTGAAGCTCGGGTGTGGCGGACGGTTTACTACCGGCTGGCCACTGAGGAAGAAATTGCAGGCAGAAAGAGCACCAATCAGATTTTCAACGAGTGTCGGCAAAGCCCGGCGATGAAGCGGGTACTGGCTGTTTACGGGAGGGCGCAGGCATGAAATTTATCAAATTAAGCCAAAGGGGAACGGTAGAGCGCCAGGGCAAATATGGCTGGGAGCCTGAAACAGTCTACGAGCCTGTATTTGTTGCCGCAGGTCACATCGTCAGCATGTTTTTCGCTGGCGTGACAATTCTGAAAATGACCTCCGGAGAACGCATTGACGTGAAAGAGACCCCGGAAGAAATCATCGCCATGCTTACCGAAGGAGCCTCCAAATGACAATCACACTACAGGCAGTAAACGAGCTCATCGCCTCCCTGGAGAGCGCAGGCGAGCTGTCGATCAGAGAGCAGAAGTTCCTGAAGCTGGCGAAAGAGTTTCGCATTTGCAGCGCTTCACTGGATGCCGCCATAAAAACCGGGAATATGCTGGCAGACCAAAATGCTCAGCTGGCTGCGGAGAATGTGGCGCTGAAGGACATCAACGCATGGTGCAAAACGGATGCATTCAAAAACATGTACCGGGAGTTTAAAACAGCAGAGGCGCTTGGATGCTCTGATTCGGATTGCATGCATGATGCAATGCTTGTCGCAATTATGCATGCGCCTGCAACCCCCGCCACCGATCGCATCGTAGCCGGGATTAAGGCTGATGGGGTGGAGGAGTTTGCGGCAAAACTTCGAATTCCTGGTGATGACCAGTTTTTTGACGCTTTGGCGAAAGGGGTTGCACTTGCTGCTGACGCCTTCGCCAAGCAACTGCGCGAGGGGGCCAAATGAGCAAGGTAAACCACAGCATCGCCGCAAAGCCAATTAATAAAGAAATGATTGAAACCTACCTTCATTTTGACGGTTTGGATTTTTACTGGAAGGAAAGACCGCTTCACATGTTCAAAAGTGAGGCATCTTGCATTTCATGGAATAAACGATTTGCTGGCAAAAAGGCAAGCCACACATCCTGTAAAGGCTATCAGGAAATACGCTTGCTTGGGTCAGTATATAAAGCGCATCGCTTTGTCTGGTGCATGCATAACGGCGACATACCCAAGGAAATGTCTATTGATCATATCAACCATGACCGATCTGACAACCGTATAGAAAACCTCCGTTTAGTCACTCAGGCTGAAAATAAGAGAAACGCAACAGTCAGAAAAGACAACTCTTCGCATGCAGTGGGAGTTCATTTCAGAAGGGACATTCGGAAGTGGACCGCATACATCTTCGATGGGGAAAAGAAAAAGCATTTAGGCACCTTTCTAGAAAGGAAAGACGCAGAGTCAGCGAGGCTTAATGCAGAAAAACAACTTGGGTTTCATCCCAATCATGGGAAAGCTAAATGCGAGGCTCATTATGACAACTGATATCACCGAACTGGCGCAGAGCCTGAAAGCGGCAGCAGGGAAAGCGACTCCGGGTAACTGGAGGGCATTTCAATATCACGATGGTCGCTGTGGGGTTGGCGGAGGAAATCACGATGAAATTATGGTTTGTGAACACATAAGTAAAAAGCGACCACATGACGCTTTATTCATCGCTATGGCTAACCCTACCAACGTCACCGCGCTGGTAGAGGCGCTGGAGAAGGCGCAGCGCGCCAACGGACACCTTCGCGAGCAGTCTGCTGAGTGGGAACGAAAGGCTATCAGCAACTTTGAGGAGTGCGCGAAGTTGAGTCAGCGAGTTGAAGAACTGGAGTCCCGCACCGTCACTGTAGAAAACCTGCAGGAGAGCGCCTACAGAGCTGGCTTAACTGCTGGCTGGAATCTTGGGCTGGCTAATAACAACGACGGTTTCAATAAATGCCTGGCTGCTCATGCCGCTGGCATCAAGGTGGAGGATGAGTGATGTTCAAAATCGAAAGTTCCGAACAACGCCTCAAGCGGGTTCTCACAGAAAACGCCGGTAAATTCACCATCGACGAAGACGGCGGAATCCATACCAACTGGCAGCATCCCGAAGTACAGGCAACTATGCGCAGGCACTTTGAGGCGCTCAGCAAAATTAAGGTGGACCGGAAATGAGCGAATTTTCACGAGAAACACTACTCAACATTATCGAGACTGACCATGTGCAATGCGGTGAGGCTTCGGCATTGGCCCGCATGGCGCTGGCCGCAATGGACGGCGAGTCTTGGTGTTTGCCTCTCGACTACTTACAGGGACACAAAGACGGTCTGGAGTGGGCCGCTCGACTGGCAGAAGCCAATCACCCTGAAACCGGAGACTGGTTTTACGATGACCCTATCGAACTGGCAAAAGCCATTCGCAAAGGTCCAGATATGCCGCCAGCGCAGCCGGTAGCGGACAGCGAGCCGGTGATTGTTGTTGGCGATGATGGAGGGGATGCGCTTTCTTATCGCCGCCTTATCCAGTCCTTTGAGCCTGGCACTAAGCTCTATCGCCACGCGCAGACAGCGCCGGCAGTGCCTGGTAAATGGATTCCGGTAAGCGAGCGGATGCCGGAAGACCGCAAGCAGGTAATCCTATGGGATGCTGAAATTGGAGAAGTAACAAGCGGTCACTACAGTCATAAAAAACATACTTTTTATCATTGCGGCGATGCCATCGAGAACGAGATAACCCACTGGATGCCGACGCCAGCCGCCCCGCAGGAGGTGATACATGGCTGAGTTACGCGCAGGTTGTCAGGCGATGATTATTGGTGGCTTCTACCGTACCAATGACGGGAAGGCTGTACTGGTTGCAGGCTTTGTGCCGAATGGCTCCCGGTTTACCTGGAATGGAGAGGTGTACGCCGAGCCGGTGCCTATGGGAGATGCATGGTTGGTATCAGGCGACTTGGTGGCGCGAGATGGCTCTACTGGAGAGGCGAAAAGGATGGATTTCGCGCTGATGCCAGCAAAATACCTGATGCCAATAGACGGCGACGACTTCAGCAATGAAGACCAGCGCCAGAAGGAGCGGGAGCATGCCTAAATCCCCCGCAGAACGTAAATCCTCCAGTTGAAATCAAACCCCTCTCCTGAGGGGTTTATCGTATATGCTCATTTTGCTTTTATCCCCGGGAAGGGCGATAATTACCTCGTCAGCCTGAGCAACTGACACGATTATCCGGCGCCAAGTGGGGACACATGGCGCACAAAACCTTACAGCAATCCCTGTCACCGATGGCGAAGGCCACCGGCGATCTTCTGCATTCAGCGTTTGACCTCTGCGGAGGTGAAGCGTGAAGCAACAATTCTGCCTTATCAACGACAATGTTAAGCGTAACGTCGTCAACTTCATCCAGTCTCTGCCCGTCGACCACCGATCGCCGCTGATTATCGAGGCGCGCGAAGAAAGCCGCACCGACAAACAGAATCGCCTTATGTGGCCACTTTTGAAAGACCTGAGCGATCAGGTGATCTGGCACGGCGAAAAGCTGGAGCCTGAGGAGTGGAAAGACCTCATCACTGTGCTGGTCAGCCAGATGCAAAACCCGGAGCGTGAACAGAAATCCGCCCCGGGCATCAATGGCGGCCGTGTCTACTTCGGCGTTCGTACCTCTCAATCCAGCAAGCGCTACATGGTCGAGGTGATCGAGGCGATCTACTGGTTCGGCACCGAGCACAATGTGAAGTTCAGCGAGAAGTCCAGCAGTCGGATTGCATGGGCCCATGAGTGGAGGGCTTCGCATGCACAGTCTGCTCGCTAAGGTCATGGATCGCGGCATCTTCCGCGTGCCTGCGCGCCGCAAGCGCAAGGTAGAAGTTAAGCCTTCCGATATCCCAACCCTGAAAGACTACACCGCTCGCCTGGTCGATAAGAAGTGGCTACGCCTGAGAGCAAGGAGGCCACATGCGTAAACCAGCACGCCGTAAATGCGCCCACTGCCGCGAATGGTTCCATCCTGCCCGGGAAGGGCAGGTGGTATGCAGTTTTGAATGCGCCAGCGCGATCGGCAAAAAACAGACAGCAAAAGCTCGGGAAGCAGCGAAGGCCAGGGCGGTGAAGCGCCGGCGCGAATCCGAGAAAGAGGGGCGCCAGCGTCGCCGAGCTAAGCGTGAGTCATTCAAGACAAAGGCCCAGTGGGATAAAGAGGCTCAGTCTGCCTTTAACCGGTACATTCGCATTCGTGACGAAGGTAAGTCCTGCGTCAGCTGCGGAAGCCCGCTTATCGGCAAGAGCAACTACCTGACCGGCAGCGCCATTGATGCCAGCCATTACCGTTCCCGCGGTGCAGCGTCTCACCTGAAGTTCAACGTGTTCAATGTCCACTCCGCCTGCACCCGCTGCAACCGACAGTTGAGCGGCAACGCCGTTGAGTACCGCATTCACCTGATTGAACGTATTGGCCTGGACCGCGTAGAGCTCCTTGAGGCTGATAACGAGCCGCGGCGGTTCGATATTCCCTACCTGCAGCGCATCAAATCCATATTCACCCGCAGAGCCCGCGCGCTGGAGAAGCGCCGCGCCCGCCATCAGGAGGCCGCATGAGCCGTGACGTTATCGAACGCATCCGCGACCGCTGGCAAAAGCTCCGCCTCCTGCGTGGTCGCGGCACCGTACTGGTTGACTACCGCATACTGAGAAATTTCGTTCGCATCTATCAGACCCTGGGAGAGACAGCATGATTAATACCCAATACCTCCAGTACGTTCGCCAGCAGCTGATAGTGGCCACCGCCGATCTGAGCGGTGCGACGAAAGGGCAACTGGTGGCGTTCGCAGAAAACGCGCAATTCACTGCTACGGCGCGCAGCCGGGGAAGGAAAAAGGTATATAGCGAGGTGAAGCAAAAAATGGTTAACCCGGACGGCCCGCCGATGAGTGGCAGCCAGTCACGTGCTAAGGGTTCATCAATCGCTCTCGTTCTTCCCGTTGAGTATTCGACGGCAAGTTGGCGCCGGGCTCTGCTGTCGCTGGAAGAGCATCAGAAAGCCTGGCTGCTGTGGAATTACAGCGACAATATCCGCTGGGAGCACCAGGAGACGATCACCCGGTGGGCATGGGAGCAATTCAGCGAGAAGCTGGCCGGCGCGCGCATTGCAAAGAAAACAGTCGATCGCCTTCGTCAACTTATCTGGCTGGCCGCTCAAAATACAAAGCAGGAAATAACCGGTAGAGGGCATCACTACTCTCCCGCCGCGATGGTGGGGATAAAGCCAGATAACTGGTGCCACAATTATTCAGATTACTGGCAGGTCATGATGGGCATCTACCAGGAACTTGATAGTCAGGCGTTACTCTCTGTTTCTCGATCACGTTCACAACAAAAAGCGACTTTTTCGCAGCAGGGTCTTGCAAAAGTCAATTAAATGCGTCATATTTGAGTCTACTTTGATATGCTGCCTTAACTTTAAGTGGCGGCATGATGAACAAAAAGCCCTGGCGGAAGCGTCGGGGCTTTGTCGTTTCAGGGTCAGAAGCACAGCGGTTGTGCGTTCGGCTGTTAACCGAATGGTCGAAGGTTCGAATCCTTCCTGTCCCGCCAGATAATGGCCTGACCTGATGACGGGCTCATAATCCAATCCATCAGGGCGTTGTTGGCGCAACGCAACAGGCCGCCATATCCCTCTACCTTGGGACCATTACGGCTACCGCGCCGTCACTTTTACCCTTGGTATTTCTTCCCGCCTTGAGCGGGTTTTTTTATTGAGCATGCCCAGGCCCTCGGGAATCATCCCCGACGTGCTTTGTTGATAAATCAGCCCGCAGGGTCTGGGCCTCTTTTCCCCTTTACGCACAGCGCCATCCGTCATTAACGGAGGTGAGGCTTATGCGAATGCCCTACAAACAAGATTTCATCGCCGCTCTGCTGGCAGCTAAGGAGCAGGGTATCGGCGCAATACTGGCTTTCATCATGGCGTATTTGCGGGGCCGCTATAACGGTGGCGCTATGGCGAAAACGCTGATCGATGCGGTCATGTGCGCGATGATCGCCTGGTTCGTCCGTGACCTTCTCGACTTCATTGGCCTGAGCAGCAATCTCGCTTACATAGCCAGTGTCTTCATTGGCTATATCGGTACTGACTCAATCGGCAACCTGATTAAGAAGGTCGCCGCCAGAAAAGCAGGGGCTGATGATGCTGGAACTCAATAAGCAGCGCAGGGCATTTCTGGATATGCTCGCCTGGTCAGAGGGTACTGACAAGCCGGGTCAGCCGACAAAGAACCATGGCTATGACGTAATTGTCGGCGGATCGCTATTCAGCAATTACGCCGACCATCCCCGCAAGCTGGTGAGCCTGCCTAAGCTGGGTATCAAATCAACAGCAGCAGGGCGCTACCAGCTTCTCGCCAAATGGTGGGACGCATACCGTAAACAACTTGGACTGAAAGACTTCTCCCCGGCTTCACAGGACCAGGTGGCACTGCAGCAAATCAAAGAACGTGGTGCGCTACCGCTCATCGATAACGGGCAGATTCGGCAAGCTATCGATCGTTGCAGCAATATCTGGGCGTCATTGCCCGGGGCAGGCTATGGCCAGTTTGAGCATAAGGCCGATAACCTGATCGCAAAATTCAAATCCGCTGGCGGCGTTGTAGCCGAAGTACAACCATGAACCGGCTAATCGCAGTTATCAGCGCCATTGTGATCTGCCTGATAGTCAGCCTCGGCTGGCTGGCCAGTCACTACCACGACAATGCCACCGAGTACAAAAGGCAGCGCGATAAAGTGACTGAGCAACTCAGCCTGGCGAAAGACACCATCGCTGACATGCAGACCCGCCAGAGAGACGTCGCAGAGATCGATGCCAAATACACGAAGGAATTAGCCGATGAAAAAGCTAAAAATGATGCTCTGCAGCGCAAGCTTGATAATGGTGGTCGGGTGCTCGTCAAAGGCAAGTGTCCAGTGTCAGCCGCAACCCAAACCGCCGGCGCCGCCAGCATGGGCGATGATGCCACCGTCGAACTCTCTGCAGTTGCTGGACGAAACGTTCTCGGTATCCGATCCGGAATCATCAGCGACCAAACATCCCTGAGGGCTGCGCAGGAATACATCACCACGCAGTGCCTGAAGTAAGGCATTACAGAGCCACTTCCAGAGGTGGCTCAATAATGTCACAACGAGGTGAGTCATATGCGCACTACTGGAATCCTAATGGCGGAAATTACGCTTCGCCCATACATGAAGCCGCTGCTCATCCTTTCAGTGCTTTTGCGCTGGGGCTGGCTCACTAAGAAGTGTATCCGGATTGGCCCTGTGATTGGCAAGCAGGAGTAATTATAAAGTTCTGCAAATGGTGCATTAAAAGCGCCATTGACAGAGTTTTATGTAAGTTTCTAGGGTAATGGTTGTCGCTATTCCCCGGTAATATATTTCAGAATCCAGCAGGAAATTCTGATATGGATAAAAGGTTGATTAATCATTACATCGTGAATATCTATCCGGTGTCAGATGGCTCACAGTCCCTCTGTATATCCATTACCACCCCCGTTAAGCCAATAATTGAACATGGGTTCATTCATTGTCACTTTGACGACGATGGAGTGGATAAGCGAGAAGGATTCAGCCTCAAAGAAATCTCTCGTTACACCATCATCACGGTAATGAAGGAATAGATAAATGGCAAATCTCACCGACAAACAAGAGTCAGTTGACTGGTCAAAAGTTCATGTCCGGATGAGAGAGTGGCAGGAAGATCTTGATAAAAATATGACCAACGAAAAATTCATTGATTTGTATATTGGGAGATTCTCTCCTCAACCTTCAATGAAACAGGATGAGCGCTTAAGAAAGTAATTTAGGGTAGGCCAACCAGCCTAGAGGATTGTTCTGCATGACTGAAAATGACAATCGCAGACCATACCCTCCCGTCAACTTTACTGGCGAAAACTGGCTGCCATATACCCGTCTGATCCCTGCTACCGAAATCGGAGAATGGGTAAATCAGAACATCCTCTCCGAAGAGGGCCGAATCCATAACCCTGACCATGCACACTTGGTCGATGCTGATGTCGCGTTCATGTGGGCCTCTGGCTCATTCTCCAAAAGCGGCCGCATTGTGCTGGGTCAGTGTGAGCAGGTAATGATGCTCGCCGGCGGCTGGCAGAAATCCCGCATGGAACAGCAGATGCATGAATGGTTCGGTCGCATACCGAAGTTCATCATCACCCTGGCTGCTGACTACTGTGAGCAATGCAACGATCTGGAGTTCTGCGCACTGGTTGAGCATGAGCTTTACCACATCGCCCAGGCTACCGATGACTATGGCGCGCCGAAATTCAACAAAGAGACCGGTATGCCGGTGCTCAAACTTCGCGGCCACGACGTCGAGGAATTCGTCGGAGTTGTCCGGCGTTACGGCGCCAGCAAAGACGTGCAGGAAATGGTGGATGCGGCGAACAGGCCGGCGGAGGTTGCTCATATCGATGTTGCCAGAGCTTGCGGGACGTGCATGCTGAAACTGGCTTAATTCTGGAATGCTTTGGAAGGATGGTGATTCATGGCTGCACTAAAACCGGAAGTTAAAGCCGCCATCGTTCAAATGCTTGCGTGCTATGACACGCTGTCGATTGTGGTCGACGCCATCCAAAAAGATTACGGGATAAAAGTCACCCCTCAGCAAGTTGAATCGCACGATCCGACGAAGGTCAGCGGCAAGGGTCTGGCTAAAAAGTGGGTAGACCTCTTCAACCATACCCGCGACCGTTTTCTCAACGAAATTTCCGATATCCCTATCGCCAACAAGGCCTACCGTCTGCGCGTACTGCAGCGAATGTCGACGACTGCCGAAGGTATGAAGAACCTCGGCATGACAGCTCAGTTACTGGAACAGGCGGCAAAAGAGGTTGGAGACGCCTACAGCAACAAGCAAAAGGTCGAGCTGACCGGCAAAGACGGCGGCCCGCTGAATCAGGTGACGTACACCGCTGAAGACTATGCGAAGGCCCAGCAGAAGCTGGAGGGAAGGTTAGAAGGGCTGGACTGATATGAGCGGAATTATCGAATGGGATGATCTGTCATTCCCGGAGCGCGTGATCATCCGTTCAAAGTCCACGAAGTCATTCCTGAACTTCACCCGAATATGGTTCGAGTTGATTCAGGGTGATCGGCTGCTGGTTAACTGGCATCACCGCCTGATGGCTTCGAAAATTGATGATCTGCTTGCCGGGCGCCTTGTCCCGCGAAACCTGATTATCAACATCCCGCCAGGCGGTACGAAAACTGAGTTCTTCTCCATTCACTTCCCGGCGTATGTCAACGCCCTGGTGCAGGAGAAGCGGCTTAAACGCTTTCGTAACCTGAATATCTCTTTTGCTGACACGCTGGTAAAGCGTAACAGCCGGCGCACCCGCGACATTATCGCCAGCCGTGAATATCAGGAGTTCTGGCCCTGCTCGTTTGGTGTCAACCAGGCGGAAGAGTGGGAGATAAAGGACGAACGAGGGCGCTCTATAGGGCAGACGGTATCGCGCTCAAGCAACGGGCAAATCACCGGTGGTCGTGGTGGCTACTACGGACCAGAGTTCTCCGGCATGGTGATGCTGGACGACTACAACAAGCCGGTGGACATGCTAAGCGAGTCCCGACGCAAAAGCGCTAATACGCTGCTGGTAAACACCATTCGCTCACGCCGCGGCGATAAGTCGAAAGAGCACCCGACGCCATTTGTAAGCATTCAGCAGCGTCTGCACACCGACGACGCAACGGGCTTCATGCTTGCCGGCGGAATGGGGGTGCCGTTTCACCATGTCGCCATACCGGCCATGATCGACGAGAAGTACATCCAGTCGCTCGATGAGCCATGGCGTTCGCTTTGCTGGGAAACGGTCAAAGATACCGACTCTGTGGTCGTTGGTGGCGTTCGCTACTGGTCCTACTGGCCGCAGATGGAAGACGTTAACGACCTCCTGCAGCTGTGGGAAAAGGATCGCTATACCTTCCTGTCGCAATACCAGCAAAACCCGATGGCGCTGACTGGCGGGATCATCGATACCAGCTGGTTCAGAACGTACACCACGCTGCCGAAACTTACGCACCGCGCCGTGTACGTCGATACGAACAGCGGGAAGGTAGAGGACTGGCTGGATTACACCGTGTTTACGTTGGCTGGCATGGGTGTGGACGGGAATCTGTACATCATCGATGTCGTCCGCGGTCGATGGGACCCGGAGGACCTCCTGAAGAAAGCGGAAGAGGTTTGGGAAAAATGGCGCCTGTCCGGGTCCATGCGGGTTATGCCGCTTCGCCATATGGCCATTGAAGAGAAACAGGCCGGTCAGGGCCTCATCACCACCCTGAAAAAGCGCAGCCAGACGCCCGGCCAACTCGCTATCCCGGTAAGGGAAATTCCCCGTGGAACCGGGCAGAACAAGCTTGTTCGCTGCCTTAACGTTATTCCGCAAATCAAAACCGGGAAAGTCTTTGTCCCCGCAACGCACACCGACGACGGCCAGAAGCTATCCAGCATCTTCTACGAAGACGGAACGATCGCAGGCTCAACCGACTGGGTGCTGACGGCGATGACGGAATGCGCAGCTTTCTCCGCTGATGACAGTCACGACAACGACGACATCCTTGATACCTGGATGGACGCAATCGACGACAACCTGATTTCCGGCCCGCAGCCGATGGTTATCGACCCGAATCAACTCAGGAGAATTTAAGTGTGGTGGTTTAAAAAGAAAGAAGTCGCCGCGCCTGAGCCGGCTAAAGAACCTGAAGCGCCGAAAGTCGGGATTAGGCCGGAAGCTGTGGCCGACGTCCGCGCAGCGCCGAGAAGAGAGTTTCAGCGCTACGAACCTCCGAAAGGCGTGATCCCTGAAGCCATCAAAAGCGCCATTCTGGCAATGGACTCCACGCCTTACGATGCCCTCAATGCTGCGTATGGCGGTTACGGCTACGGCGACTTCGAGAGCTTCCCTGGCTATCCGTACCTGGCCACGCTGGCGCAAAAGCCTGAATATCGCAAGATGGTTGGCACCATCGCGGAAGAAATGACCCGCAAATGGATAAAGCTCAAAACCGTCGGCGATGAAGACAAAGCGGATCGGGTAAAGAAACTCGAAGAGGCCATGAAGCGGTTTAAGGTGCGTGAGCGCTTTAAAGAGGCTGCAGAGCATGATGGCTACTTCGGTGGAGGTCAGATTTACATCGACGTTCGTTCGCCGCGGGGAATCTCCGCATGGATGGACGACAATGAGCTGCAATCGAAACTCTTCATGAGCGACAAGAAGATCACGAAAGGCAGCCTCCAGGGTTTCCGGGTAATAGAGCCTATCTGGACCTACCCTGGGATTTATAACTCCGACAACCCGCTGAGCCCGGATTTCTACAAGCCGACGCAGTGGTTTGTCATGGGGCGGACCGTACATGCAAGCCGCATGATTGACTTCGTTTCTCGGCAGGTGCCTGACCTGCTGAAGGCATCGTATAACTTTCGCGGCCTGTCTCTCTCGCAGATCGCCGAGCCTTACGTGAATAACTGGCTACGCACCCGCGACAGCGTCAGCGATATGATTCACTCGTTCTCTGTTCCGGTAATCGGAACAAATATGAGCACTATCCTACAGGGCGGTGCGGCAGATGGCCTTCTGGCAAGGCTTGATGTCTTTAACCGATGCCGCGATAACCGTGGCGCATTCGCAAAAGACAACAACCCTACCCAGCCAGAAACGGTTGAGTTCGTTAACGCTCCGCTTAACGGTCTGGATGCCCTGCAGGCCCAATCTCAGGAGCACATGTCAGCAGTATCAAGCATTCCGCTGGTCAAACTATTGGGCATTACGCCCAACGGTCTCAATGCATCGTCTGACGGCGAAATCCGCGTTTTCTACGACTACATTCACGCTCTGCAGCAGTCTGTTTTTAAAGACAACCTGAAGCGTGTGATGGATATCATTCAGCTCTCTGAGTTTGGCGACATTGACGATGGCATAACCTTCGACTTTGAGCCCTTGTACGAAATGAGCGCTAAAGAGCGGGCGGAAATTCGCAAAGTAGACGCTGACACTGACGCTGTCTATGTGGCCGCCAGCGTGCTCTCTGGCAACGAAGTCCGCGAAAAAATCGCCGGTGACCCGGATTCGCCCTATCACTCTCTGGACCTGAATGATGACCTCGAAATCGAAGACGACTACGACGAAGAGGAAGAAACAGACCCTGACGATAAGGGCGGTTCATCCTAACGCTGGCGTCGAAGCATGGTACCGCCGACAGCTTGATAAGCAGGTGCAGGAAATGCAGGCATCTGTTGTCTACTGGCTGTCGGCAAACTATCGGGCCAGCGGCGCGGCTGTCGCCATGGATGAATCTCCAGCTGATGTTATGCGCAAGGCGATGAATAAGCTGGTGAAGCGCTGGAAGAGGCGGTTTGATGACATGGCGCAAAAGCTGGCCGACAGGTTCGCTAACGACACCATGAAAAACGCGGATGCTTCACTGGCCACAGCCTTCAAAGACGCGGGGTTTACTGTCGAGTTCAAGATGACCTCGCAGATGAATAACGCTCTTCAGGCGACCATCGCCGAGAATGTCGGCCTTATCCGATCCATCCCCGAGAAGTATTTCACTGAGGTGGAAGGGCTGGTTATGCGGTCGGTAGCGCGCGGTCGCGACTTATCCTATCTCACCGATGAGCTCGAGAAGCGATACGGGATTTCCCGGCGCCGTGCGGCGTTCATTGCCCGAGATCAGAACAACAAGGCCACCTCAGTCGTTCAGTCTGCTCGACAGCAGGCTCTCGGCATTACCCAGGGAATTTGGAAGCACTCCCATGCTGGCAAAGAGCCGCGACCATCCCACGTTAAAGCTGATGGAAAGGTGTTTGAGCTAAGCAAGGGAATGTATCTGGATGGTAAATGGGTGATGCCTGGAGAGGAAATCAATTGCCGTTGCACCTGGTCACCAGTAATACCAGGCCTATCGTAAATAATCAAAATCAATCAAGGTCGCTAAGGCGGCCTTTTTTATTGCCATAAGCGGGGAAGTCTATGGACGAACTCGAATCCTACTCGCTAGCCGAGGATGAGGATAAGTGGATAACCATAAATGGTTCCCACGTCAAAATTGATGAAAATGGAGATGTTGTTGCTGGCGCTGAAGGGAAGATTAATAGTAATAAAAATGAAAAGAAATCAGCCGGGGAAAAACTATCAGCCAATGAAAAGTCAGCCATTTCCAGTTACTCAGGTGACAATTTCTTAAAAATAAACTCAGATCTTCGTAAAGGTAAAGATGAAGACCCTGATGTGGCACGCATTGACTCCGCCATTGGCAAGGGAAGTTTAGAAGGTGGAACGCTTTACCGAGGAATGAGCAGGGAGGACGCAAAAAAACTGTTCCCAGGCGGAGATATTAAAAAAGGAATGGTTGTTTCAGACCCTGCTTTTCTTTCCACATCTAAAGAAAAAAAGATCGCCGGTATGTTCAGCATCGGCGGTGTAATGCTCCAAATAGAAACAAATAAAGGTGACAAAGGGCTGGATGTTACTGGTCTTTCCAGCAACAAGCATGAAGATGAAACATTACTTCCACGCAATGCAAAAATGGAAGTGATTGGAGTGCATCCCCCAAAATCACCGGGGCATCCGGTGACAATAAAGGTCAGATACATAAGCGAGGAAAAGAGACCCGCAATGGACGGGATTACGGAAAGCCTGGCATTTGACCGCGCCTCTGTGCGCACCATCGACGCAAATGGCCGCCTTCAGATTTCACGAACGAATATCAGCAAGGCAAACGTCAACGGATACTACGGACGCGAGATACCAAGAAGCGAAGAGCTTGGGCTCGAACCAAACAAGCTTTACCGGCTTTGGCGCCACCCGGACGAGCTCCGGAAAGCAGCCAAAACCTTCAATAACATCCCCGTGCTCAGCAAGCACATCCCCGATTTTCCCACCGACCCGCCCAATGAATTTCGTGTTGGCGTGACGCACTCCAATGCGGAGTTTGACGGCACGTATCTCACGGTTGGTATGTCGATATGGGATAACAGCGCGATTGCTGGAATTGAGAGCGGAGAGCAGCGAGAGCTATCTGCATCGTACAAGTACGTCGCAGACATGACCCCGGGTGTCACCCCTGACGGCGAGCCTTATGACGGCGTTATGCGTGACATTTTCGGAAACCACGAAGCGCTGGTCCCTGACGGCCGCGCAGGGCCAGATGTACTGGTCGCAGATTCATTACCACCGGAGCTTAATCACATGCGTAAACATAAGGTAGCGGCGATCCGCGCCACCCTTAAGCCACTTCTGGCGCAGGATGCAGATCTGGAGGCAGAAGTCCGCAAAGCTCTTCTGGCTCTTGATGAGGCCGAAAAGGAAGACGAAAAAGAAAACAAAACCGCCGACGACGAAGACGACGACGAGAAGGACAAGAAAAAAACGGCGGATGATGAGGACGACGAGGAAGACAAGGACAAGAAGAAAACCGCCGAAGATGAAGACGATGAAGAAGACGACAAAGTCTCCAGAACGGCGATGGACTCTGCGATTCGTCTGGCGGCCGACAGCGCAACTAAAAAGGCTGCGGAAAACTTCCGGAAAATCCGTGAGGCAGAGCAGGTTGTCCGCCCGCTGATCGGAGACGTCGTTGCCATGGACTCAGCCGAAGATGTCTATCGCACCGCGCTTGAACAGAGCGGCGTGGATATCGCCGGCGTTCACCCGTCCGCTTATCCGGCGATGGTCAAAATGGCGATCAGCCAGAAAGAAAATTCACGCCCTGTCATTGCGCAGGATTCCGCTTCCGTCAGTGAGTTCGAAAAAGCATTCCCGACCGCTGGCAAACTGAAACGAGGTTAACATGGCAGGTTTTCAGACACGAATTAACCAGTATCCGGCCCCCGGCGTCGAAGGGGGTTTTGCTGGCACTAACCCACACGCGACCTATCAGGCCGGTGAGGGCGCCCTGGTTGCTGGCGAGGACGGCCTTACTGTCGGCCGCTTTGCCTGGGTTGTTGACGGTGTGGCTTCCAATGCCGGTAGCGGTGTTCCGTCTGGCTTTGTTCATCGTGACGGTCAGGCGTCGATCACCATCTGGCTGGGTCAGGCATCCATGCTTATCCAGCCCGGCCGCGAAATCACCCTGATGGTAGCCGGTGACTTCTGGGCCAAAACGTCAACCGCTTCCACCCGCGGGCAGAAGGTTTTTGCATCCCTGACCACCGGTGAGGTGCAAGTCGCCGCAGCCGGCGCAACCGTGGCCGGTTTTATCGAGACCGCATTCTATGCCGCAAGCGATTGTGACGCTGGCGAGCTGGTCAAAATCAGCACCTGGAGCAAGTAATGAACGAATTTCAGCGACACTACGCCGCAGCCAGCGGGAAATATGGCATTGTGCTGCCCGGCGCGAAGGACTACCTGAAACCGGAGTTTGCGGAGAATTTCGCGCTGGCGATGGATGCCCAGCCGCAAATGGTTACTGCGAATAACGCCGGTATCCCGGCCTACTTCACGAACTACGTCGATCCGGAACTTATCCGCGTTCTCGTAACGCCGATGAAGGCCGCAGAGATTATCGGTGAAGTGAAAAAAGGCGACTGGACGACGCTGACCTCGCAGTTCCCGATCGTCGAGTCGACTGGTGAAACCAGCGCTTACGGCGACTTCAACAACAACGGCATGACGTCCGCCAACGTTAACTGGGTACCGCGCCAGTCGTTCCATTATCAGACTCACACCCGCTGGGGTGAGCGCGAGCTGGACATGTACGGCGCCGGGCGTATCGGCTATGCCGCCGAGCTCAACGTGGCCTCTGCGCTTGTGCTGAACAAGTTCCAGAACAAGTCCTACTTCTACGGCATCGCCGGGCTGGAAAACTACGGTCTGCTCAACGATCCGTCTCTGAGCGCTCCGGTGACTCCGGCGGCGACTGGTTCCGGTGGTGGCGTTACCTGGGCAACGAAAGACGGGCAAGCTGTATATGACGACATTTCCGGTCGCCTCTATAAGCAGCTGGTCTCTCAGACCAAAGGCCTCGTAGAGCGCACCGATCGCATGGTGCTCGGCATGTCGCCGGAAATGGAAGTCAACCTGACGAAGACGAACCAGTACAACGTGAACGTCACCGATCAGCTGAAGAAAAACTTCCCGAACATGCGTATCGAAACCGCTGTTGAATACAGCACCGACGCGGGCGAGCTTGTACAGCTGATTGTTGAGCGTCTGGGCGAGCAGGACACCGCTTACGCAGCATTCACCGAGAAGATGCGCGCGCACGCTGTCGTGGTGGAAGAGTCTTCCTGGCGGCAGAAAAAATCCGGTGGCACCTGGGGTGCAATCATTCGTCAACCGCTGGGCATTGCCAGCATGATCGGGGTGTAACATGGCCGAAACAGTAACTGTAGGATGCAAACTGCCGAACGGCCTGATCCTGGAGCAGGGCGGGTACAAAGTGGAGCTTAACGGCTCCAACTCCTCTATCGTTGTCGGCGGCTACGGCCTGACCGAAAACGTGGACAAGGAAGCCTTTGAAGCGTGGCTGGCAGTACATGCTGATCAGCCCTACGTTCGCAAAGAGCTGGTGTTTGCCCAGGCGAAAACCAGCAGCGCTCAGGCGAAAGCGAATGAAAACGCTTCGGAGAAAACCGGTCTGGAAGGTCTGGATCAGAACAACCCGGCCCCGGGCATTGAGAAGGCGGACAAAAAATAATGGCGATCGTTGTCTTTGATGTTGCCGCATTTCGTGAGCGTTATCCGGAGTTCGATGCCGTAAGTGAAACGCTGCTTAATGCGTACTTCACGGAGGCAACGATTTACCTGAATAACACGGACAGCAGCCCGGTAAAAGATATCTCTATCCGGGCTCTTTTCCTGAATATGCTGGTTGCGCACATTGCGGCGCTGAATTCAGGCGTAAACGGCGAAAAGGCTTCTGGTCTGGTTGGGCGAGTGGCAAGCGCATCGGAGGGGTCTGTATCGGTTTCGACTGATGCGGGGCCTTCCAGCGCGTCATCGTGGTGGTATCTACAGACGCCATACGGTGCAGCTTACTGGCAAGCTACGGCCCCTTATCGCACTGTGCGATATGTCCCTGGCTCATCCCCTTCAATGTACCCGGGCCATTATAACCGTCGTTCTTTCATCCGGAGGTAGCTATGGATGGAATGTCAGGCGGCGATAAGCTGATGGAGCACCTGCAGTCGATCGCAAAGGGACTTTCCTCTGGCGATGATTTGAAGGTGGGCTTCCTTGAAGGGTCCAAGTACCCAGACGGGACGCCGGTAGCACTTGTGGCAGCCACCAACGAATTTGGTGGCACTGTAAAAATCCCGGCGCATACCCGGGATTTGAACTTTTACGTTCGCCGTGACGGTGTTTCGCGCTTCGCAAAGCCATCAAAGGCCAATTTCGCGCAGTCAGTAATGATACCCGAGCATATCGTTACGATCCCATCCCGGCCGTACTTCAGGAAGACCATTTCTGAACATGGTCCGGAGTGGGGCGGAGAGCTTGGGAAACTCATGAAGGCAAACGATTTTGACGCCCGCAAAAGCCTGGCGCTGATGGGGGAGCGGATCAAGGGGCAGATTCAGTCGTCAATCATCGCTTTTTCTGAGCCGCCGAACGCAAAAAGCACGGTCGACAAAAAAGGGTTTAATGACCCGTTAATCGGCTCGGCCCACATGCTGAACTCGGTCGACTACGAGGTGAAAGAGTGAATCTTCATTCCATAGTGCGAAGCGCCATTAGCGCGGTTAATCCTCGCGTCGAGGCGCAGATTTACCGCTCGATCGGACCAATCAAAAACCCGGATTACTCGACTTCTCCTGGCTTCGCGCCGCCGGTAACGATGATGGTGCAAAAGCAGGCGCTGAGTCAGGCTGATATCAGGCACATGGATAACATGAATATCCAGGGTGTGCTGGTCAGTATCTGGACGGATGGCAACTGGTGCGGGGTTAACAGGGATCGGCAGCAGGGCGGCGATAAGTTCGTTATCGGCAATGAAACGTGGCTGGTCGTGGATGTGCCTGAAATCTGGCCGGACTGGACGAGGGTTATCGCATGTCAACAATTGACGTAGGCCTGCAGGTCACTGAAAGCGATCTGTTTAAGGCGACTGGCGATTTCCTTTCTGTCCTCTTTCCGGACGCAGAGATCACGCAGACTCAGCAAAATCAGACCCCCATGCCGAAAGGCGGTTTCATTACTATGACGCCGCTTTTTCTGACGGACCTCTCAACCAGTGCTGTCAATTACGAGTATGACGGCGTTAGCGATTACGGGCGGGCAGAACTTTGCCGCGTTGATGAATGGCAATGTCAGCTCGATTTCTACGGAGATCAGGCGCAAAACAATGCCACCATCTTTTCGCGCATTGCCCGCTCCGAATTCGCATGCACCTGGTTCAGGGAAAACGCAAATGTCCTGGTACCGCTTTATTCCGGCCCCCCGCGGCAAACCTCGATGATCAACGGCGAGAAACAGTGGGAATCCCGCTGGACGCTTGAATTCCACGCAAACCCGCTGATTGTCGTCAGCGTTCCTCAGCAGTTTATGACAGGCGCAGATGTGATATCGCAGCCGGTCGACGTGAGATTTCCTCCGGAGAAATAATAAATGGCAATTTCGCTATCAAAAATCGCCCAGATGCTTCCCGGCGTACTGAAGGCGACAGGGACAGCTATTGATCTCAATGGCCTGTTCCTGACCGACAGCGCATACGCGCCGGTTGGTGCAGTACCCTCATTTTCCAGTGCGGATGAGGTAAAGGCGTACTTCGGCAGCGCGTCGATTGAGTACACCGCCGCGGTGCTGTATTTCGCCGCATTCACCGGTAAAACACAGATGCCTGGCAAGCTGTATTTTAGCCGATTCAATACCGCAGCAGTGGCGGCATTCCTTCGTTCCGGATCGCACGCCGCGACCACGCTGGCACAGCTCAAGTTGCTTTCGGGTACGCTGACTCTGACCGTTGACGGCACGGAGGAGACTTCTGCGGCTATCAACCTCAGCGGCGCGACCAGTTTTGATAACGCGGCAGAGCTGATTGAAACAGGCATTGGCTCCTCGGTTGTAGTGACCTGGGATAGCGTGCTGAAGAAATTCATCATCACCTCTGCCACCACAGGCGTGGATAGCACCATTACCTTTGCCGATGAAGGTACGCTTGCTACGGGTCTGAAACTGACCGAAGCGACCGGCGCGGTGATCTCTCAGGGTGCGGCGACGGCAGTGGTTGACGATATCTTTACTGCCATTCTGGCCAAAGAGCAGGACTGGGTAACATTCTCCACGACGTTCGCTGTCACCAAAGACCAGGCTAATGCGTTTGCGCTCTGGACAAACAGCCAGAACCACCGCTTTGCCTATGTCCCATGGGACGCATCAGGAACGGCAATCGTGGCGGGCAGCTCGAATGCACTGGTGTACGACATCATCAACACCTACGCCTATAACGACACCTGCCCGGTGTATGGTTACCCGAACCACGCAGCAAACGCGATGGGGTTTGTGGCTGCGCTGAACTTCACGCAGGCCAATGGGCGCTGTTCGCTGAATGGTCGTCAGGTGTCCGGCCTGCTGCCGATGATCAGTAACGATACTGATTACGAGGCGGCCAAGGCCAACGGTTATAACTTCTACGGCAACTATGCCTCGAATGCCGTCGAAACCAACCAGTGGGCGCCCGGCTCTATTACCGGTGATTATGCCTGGCTTGACGCATGGGCTGGTCAGGTATGGGTAAATGCTCAGCTGCAGGCGGCTCTCGTTGCGCTGTTCCAGCAGGCGAGCAATCTGCCCTACGCAGCAGCCGGAAAAGCTCGCATTGAGTCGTGCATGAAGCCGACCATTGAGCAATTCAGGGCGTGGGGTGGCATGACGGCGGGCACCGATCTTGACCAGTCGCAGATCGACCAGATTAACGCCATCGCTGGCGTCGATGTTACGGATTCGCTTATGGCTGAAGGGTATTACGTCTACATCGGCCCGTTCACCGCGGCAATGCGCGCCGCGCGTACCAAGCCAACGGTTTACTTCTGGTACACCGACGGCGGGATCATCCAGGGTATCACCGTTAACAGCGTGGAGGTGCAGTAATGTCCGGTCAAAATATTACGTCGGCAGACGCGATCATTGAGCTGGTAATCGCTGAGCTCTACCCGTCAGGGTTTAACCTGGAGCAGTTCGAAGCGCAGAACATCTTCGAAATGGGTGATACTGACACGGCAGAGTACCAGCGTACTGCTGACGGGAAACTGCTGGGCGGTTTTGTTTATGGTGATCTTCCGTGGACTTTCCATCTGGCGGCATCATCCCCGTCGATTAAGTACATCGACAACTGGCAAACCACGCAGATGACCACGCGGTCTGTGCTGCGTGTCAATGGTACGGTGATCCTGCCGTCGCTGGGTAAAAAGTACATTATGACCAACGGTATCCTGCAGCGCGCGCGCCGTATGCCGTCTGCCGGCCGTGTGCTTCAGCCGGTAACTGGACTCATCCAGTGGGAAACTGTCACCCCGGCAGACTACTCAGCGTAAACAATCAGCCCGGCCAAGTCCGGGCTTTTTTATACCAGAAATAAACCCCTGCGCGTCGCAGCGCATTTAACTCCCGAGTCTTTCAGAAAGCTGAGCCTGAGAAATGCCGTATAGGTGCGGACCTTCTCGGGGCGGCATTTCTGTGCGAACAGGCTCATCTTTCTAAAGGAAATACCGCAATGTCATACCCAACAGTTATTAACGGACTTGATTTCCGTGACCTCATTTTTGTTGCTGACAACGACCCGGTAACTGACTCGTTTATGGTGGCGAAGGCATTTGGGAAACGTCCTGACAACGTCATTCGTGATATCGAAAAAACTATTAAGGCATGCCCGGAAGAGTTCGATACAAAACTCAATTTTGAGGTTTGCTATAAAAACAATGAGTTGCAGAACGGAAAGCCGCAGAAGTTCTATCGGCTTCGCAAAGATGGCTTGATGCTTCTGGTTATGTCCTACACCAAAAAAGAGGCGATGCGTATCAAGATCGCTTACATCAATGCTTTCAACTGGATGTACGCGATGCTTCAGGTTGGACGGCGCCAGTTTGAAGAAGAGCGTAACGCCGTCATGCTGGAGTTCCTGAAAGAAAAGGATGTTGCCAGTATCTCTGGTCGCCTGTTACGCCGGTGGGGGAAAGAGAAGAAGCCCCAGCTACTTTCACGCATTGAGCAACTGGACAAGCAAGGCCAGTTGGCATTGCCCGGTTTTCCTGGTGCGCTTACCGAATCATGAAAACCACAAATTCGTGGTTTTTGAATGGCCCACTACGGTGGGCTTTTTTATTGCCAGATAACTCATTCAGGAAACAAAAATGGCTCGTAAAAGCATCGTATTCACGGTTGAAGCAGATAACCGTGACAAGGGTAAGCAGTTCAAAATCACCGAAATGCCTGCGAGACAGGCCGAAGAGTGGGCGATCCGCATGGCGTGCGCCGTGATTGGCGCCGGCGTTACCGTTCCCGACAATATGATGATGGCCATCGGTGCTGCGGTGGCGCCGGCCCCAGCCGAGGATAACGCAGAAGCTCGCGAGCTGTACGAAAGCGTGATGGCCAGCGGTATGGCCGGACTCGCTCAGTGGGGTATCACTTCACTGGCTAAAGTTCCGTTCGCACAGTCAAAGCCTCTGCTTGATGAGTTGCTTGGCTGCGTGAAATTCCTCGGGGGTAACGGTATCGAGACAGCGCTTGTTGACGAAGGTCAGATCGAAGAAATCAGCACCTGGTCGCGCCTGAAAATCGAAGCCTTCAAACTCCATATCGCTTTTGTAGCAGCCACCGCAAGTTAGAAATCCCCCTGTCTGTCCCGGAAGATTCAGATCGCGGCTTCATACAGTATGCGAATGTACCGCGCACCATTGCCGCGGTGATCTCCGGGAAAATGGCGACACTCCACGAACTGGACACCGTATACAGCGTCCAGGATATGTGGTGGCTGATTGAAATAATGACCGTGGATAACACCAACAGAGCCATAGCAGCGGAGAGTGATCATGGCAGCAACGGTAATTGACGCCCTCCTGGTAACGCTGGGCCTTGATACTTCTCAGTTTCGCAAAGGCCAGCAGGAAGTCAGTGACGACCTGAAAAAGCAGCGCGAGGACGCCAAAAACACCGCCAAAGAAATGGCAGAGCAGGGCAAGAAAGCCGCTTCGTTCTTCAGCAGCATAAAGACGGAGTTGCTGGCGCTGACCGGCGTGACTGTCACCGCTGGCGGCCTGATGAGCCTTGTTAAAAATACCACTTCCAGCCTGATGGACCTTTCAATTCAGTCAAAGGCTCTTGGCATGACAGCCAGAGAACTTGATGGTTTCGGAAAAGCTGCCGAGTCAGCCGGAAGCTCTTTTGAGAGGATTACGGCCGCCTTGCAGGGTTTTCAGGCTGCAAAGCAAGGATCTCTATTTGGGGATACCAGTAGCCCAATTTTTAGCGGCATGCGGATGCTTACGGCGTTAACTGGTGATACTTTTGACGTCTATTCAAAGGATGCCAAGTCACTTGCAAGGTCTTACCTAGAGTCACTCAGGAAAGTCAAAGACCCAAACATTAGGCGCCAGATTGGTGCTATGGGCGGGTTCGATGATGCGACCATTCAGCGAAACCAGGAGGGAAGATTTCTCCCTGACGTTGATCGCTTAACCAAAAGTTCAGGCATTACAGATGCCTCAACCAAAGGCGCCAAGGAGCTTACTGCTGCATGGGCGGAGCTTGGTCAAAATCTAGAGACGGTAAAAAACCAGATTTACGTGGGCTTGATACCAACCATTCGCGATCTGAATGGTCTCCTCATTGAGTGGTCGTCTGGTAACGCAAAATCCTCTTCATTCTTCAAAGAGCTGAAGCGGGACATTAACGACATAACTGGTATTGACCTTGGTAGCTGGACGCTCTCAAGCGATCTGCGCAACCTCAAAGATAACTTTTCCATGCTCGGGAAAGTGCTTAACCACCTGGGAAATGCTTTAAACGAGCTCAATAATGGCAACTTCTCCAAGGCTGCCGATGAGTTTAAAAAGGCGTGGTACGGCACTGAAGACGGTAAGCCTACCGGTAATGATGCACTGCCCGGAGTGACCAAGGCAGCCGAGCAGGCGCTGAAGAAAAACGGCGGAACGCTGGATTTTAAACCCGATCAGGATTCTGCGTATTTAAGCCCGCAGCAGCAGGCGACGCAGAAAATGCTTGATGCCGTTAAGTTTCAGCCACTTCCTGAACAGCGTCGGCAGCAGCAGGACGAGAGAAACTACTGGGAAAGCACAAAAAATCTCCTGTCAAAAATTGCTGACGCCCTGATCTCTCCTGCGGGCGCAGCAACAATGCAGCCTGACACCTCGGGATACCAGCCAAACGTCCCGCTTAACGCGCAGGCCGCTCGTCTTGGCGCTAAAGGAAAGGCTTTTCTTCAGGCAATGGCTGGCGAGTTCGGGGCGCTGGAGGGTAAATATGGCCTTCCTGCCGGCCTGCTGTCTTCGGTAGCTGCTACTGAATCTGGGGGCGATCCGTATGCGGAATCGAAGGCTGGGGCTAAAGGATTGTTCCAGTTCATGCCAGGCACAGCAAAGGATATGGGACTGAATGGTCGTGATGTTTACGATCCCCACAAATCCGCAGAGGCCGCTGCGAAATACCTCAACTGGCTTATGGACGCCACAGGAGGTGATCTTGAAAAAACACTCGCTTCCTACAATTGGGGACTCGGAAACGTCAAGAAGAAAGGCATGGATAACCTTCCCTCGGAAACTCGCAATTACGTCCCTAAAGTCATGGCGGGAATGCGTCCCGGCGCCGGTATGGCTGTAGACCGCGCGATGCCCGGGCAGGCTGGCGGTGTTTATAACTTTTATGGCACCAAAATCACTACCCAGGCCCAGAACGTGCAACAGCTTACCAGCGACATCAAAAAGCACGGCGACAACCGCGTCATGCTAATGGCTGGCTACTCAGGACAATAACTTATGTCGTTTTCTCTGAATGTCTCAACAGTGCTATCCGCCATTCAGGGAGGAAGCCTGTTATCCGTCCTTAACAGCGCCCTGTCGCCAACTTACCGGATCACCTACAACACGGTGGATAAGTCAATTTCAACCGCAATAGCTGGGCAGGAGGTTTTCTCTCCGTCCGGCTGGGTTAGTGTTGATCGCTACGGTGATGCTAACGTGACGAAGGGACCGGTTGAAAATGGGCAGTATACTTCGTACAACAAGGTCCGGCAGCCATCGGAGTTAAGGGTGATCCTGGCGCTTGAAGGATGGACCGCATATACAGGAGCGCTTCCAAATCTGACAAACTTCTCTCTTCTTAGCCGAAGTAATTTCATCAAAAAGCTTGATGAGATGAAAAACACGGCCAGCACCTACAACATCGAGACGCCGGATACGGTGTATTACAGCTACGACTTGACCCACTTCGATTATTTTGTGGGGTCATATCGCGGGCAAACGTTGTTGATGGCGAACTGCACTTTCGAGGAGATCATGGATAGCGGTGAAGTAATTATCGCTAATGGGGTTTCCGGTAAGGCCCCGACAAATAACGACAAAACAAACAAAAAGGGCGCTGCAAAAACAGAGGTGATCACTGCTTCAACTAAAGAAGTAACACTTACTGACGCAAAAAACGCATGGACAAGCGGAAATTCATCGCTATCAAGCGCCATTGATCTTACCGGCAGTGCCATAGTTTCAGGTGTCAATTCGGCGGCCAAATCGGTATCGCAAGTATGGGATAACTCATCAACAGCGGTCGCAAAACAGATAAAAAGCACGGTGGCTGACTTTCTTGAAAATAAGGTGATGTGACATGCAGGAAATTAGCTTATCACCGTCACTTTCTCAAAAGGTGTATGTCTCTCTTGGCGGCCAGAACTGCGCCATCAAGCTACATCAGCGCTCAACTGGATTCTACATAGACCTGTATGTTGATGACGCAGCAATTATGCAGGGCGTACTCTGTCTTAACTGTATATATCTCGTCAGATATAAGTATCTTGGATTTAAGGGAGATCTCATTTTTGTAGACACAAAAGGGGATGCCGATCCGGTTTATGACGAAATAGGGACGCGCTTTAAGCTGTATTATGCGTCGAGTGATGAGGTGGGCCGATGAGCTATAAGGAAAGAGAGTTAACGGTTGAGTTTACTCTGGCCAATGGCACCTTTGACGGTAAAAAAGGTAACACGCTCATAGCAGAAGGGTTCAAGTGCGAGCTTTCTGTTTCGGCGTATGGTGGAGCTACCGGGACAATGATGGAGCTTAGCCTATGGGGGTTATCCCTTGATAATATGGCTAAACTGACCACCAACTCCGAAAAGTTCTTCGGTGAGCAACAAAACGCTATACGGGTGTTTACTGGAGATGTTTGCGTGTTTATGGGCACGATAATATCAGCCAGGGTGAACCTGAATCAGATGCCTGATGCCCCGATTGAAATCACGGCCTCAGCTATTGGGAAGGAGAAACTTGTAGTATGTGAGCCAACATCAATTGAAGGTGAAGCGTCTGTCGCCGATATGATAAACGCACTGGCCTCTAAGGTGGATTTGAAGTTCGTAAATGTTGATGTTAAATCAGTGCACAGCAACCCTTATTATGAGGGAAATGCCATTGAGCAAATTCAGAAAATTGCAGCCGACCATAATATCATCGCAGATATAGACTTTGGGACGGTTACAATCTACACCGGGGAAAGCCCTGTTGACTCTGTAGTTCCATTTATATCTCCAGAGCATGGATTAATTGGCTACCCTATTTTTTATGATATTGGTATAAATTTCCGCTGCATTTATTCACCATCAATAAAGCTGGCACGAAAAATAAAACTGGAAACCTCTCTCCCTCACGCAAGTGGAGATTGGATAGTCCAGTATGGAACCACTCATTATTTGTCATGCAAGGTCCCCGGCGGCCTATGGGAAACATTCGTTGTAGCTTATCCAGGATTTGTATTTGGAGTGTGAGATGCTTACCAAGCAAAAGCCTAGTGACATGTCGTGTCAGGGGAACGCTGTTCTTTCGCTTATAGCCGGAGCCATAAAAGGCTGCGTGTTTGCTGATATCGTCATAGTCAAAAAAGTGAATGGCAAGACCCTTACCGTTTTTCCTCTGGTTACTGGAACAAACGCTTCGGGCGGTTCCATAGCAAACCAGGATGTTTACAATGTTCCATTCATTCAGTATCAGGCTGGAAACAGCTCGGTAAAAATGACGCCACGAGTAGGCGATATTGGCTTGGTGATTGCCTGCGATAAAGACATCACAAATGTGAAAAAAACTAAAGACGGCGGCCCTCCACCAACTCAGCGCAGGCACTCATACTCAGATGCCGTTTACATCACGGCTATCGCAAGCCTGAACGACGAGCCGACGGAATTCGCAGAGTTCACCGGCGGTGGTGTTAATATCAAAAGCCCGGGCATCGTTAACATCAATGGCTTGAAAGTCCACCCAAGCGGGCGGCTTGAGCTTGTAGATGGTTCTGTCGTTGATGGGCACTCTCATGGTGGGGTAGTATCAGGAGGAAGCCGAACCGATCCCCTGGAGCCGTAATAATGATTAAAAAGCCCTTGCTATTAACAATTCTACTAATAACAACAACTCTTTCACATGCAGAGACGCTTGACGAGTTTTTCAATAAAAACAAATCGATTAACGATGATATTGAAATTAGGCTGGCGATCAAAAAGGAAGCTTTTCAGCTTGCCTCATCAGAAGCATATACCGAGGGATCCAGCGACATAACTGGTAGAAGTAGTAGCCTAATGCGCAAAGATGGTGGAAGTTATGCCAGATATGCAGTGAAAACGCTCGTGGATGCTTGCAATAATAAAGGACCATACCAAAGCCACCTTGACGACAATGCATGCAAGAGATTAGAGGACAAAGTTGGAAGTATAAAATAATGAAAGCCCACCATTAGGTGGGTTTTTTACTTTTACTCATTTGAGTAACCCATGCGCTTCCCGAGGATTGCAGCAAGCCTTCTGTTATGTTCCTCTCCCTCACGAAGAATAGCAGCGGTAAAGGGATCTCTTTTCTCAAGTTCGGCAAGAAACGCAGCCTTTTCCTCTGGCGTGGATTTTGAATCCAGAGCCGCCTGGGTTGAGTCAAAATCGACAATGTCGGTTTCAGCTATCAGCTTTTCTGTCTCCAGCGCATCTTGAAGGATCTGGACAATCTCAGAGTTCATAGACCTGCCGTTCCGCTTGGCGCGATCGGCTATGGCATCGCGCATGCCAACAGGCAACCTTACATTAAACCTGTCCATTTCTTGGCTAGGGAATTTGCTCATAAGTCCTCAAAGTTTCAATTTCGACGACAAACAATAGCACCAACTTGACATTGTTTTAAATGGTGCTAAATTGGTTGTAGAACCAAGTTGACACCACAGAAGGAGATAGTAGATGCAAGACGTACTCTATACCGGCCGCAAGAACGACAGTTTCCAGCTTCGCCTGCCAGAGCGAATGAAGGAGGATATCCGGCGCTTAGCTGAAATGGATGGGATTTCGATTAACTCTGCAATTGTGCAGCGTTTGGCAAAAAGCCTGCGTGAGGAGCGCATGAATGGTCAGTAAAAACAGCGAAGCCCCATTGGCGGCAACCTTTGGGGCTTCTATCGAAAATAACCGCGAAGGAAATATCGACATGAGCAGTGTACAGAACAAAGAGCTAAGTTTCCACAATGTCACATTGGTACCAGCGCCTGTTGCGGATGGTATTTGGCTGACATCTGCAGATGTCGCTAAGGCACTGGGATATGCTTCAAGCAAAAGCGTTTCGACCATTTACTCACGTAATTCCGACGAGTTCACGAGCAGCATGTCAATGGTCATCAAAATGATGACCAACGGAATAAACAATAACTTACGTGAAAAGTCGGTCCGCGTGTTCTCTCTTCGTGGTTGTCATCTAATCGCGATGTTTGCCACTACCGATAAGGCGAAAGAGTTCCGCCGCTGGGTGCTGGATATTCTGGATCGGGAAGTGGCGCATTCGCCGATTGCGAAGCAGTTCAGTGATGATGAGCTTTGCTCTTTGGCATGGTTATGGCGTGCCAGCGACATCATGCTCAAGGCCTGCGATAGCGTCACTCCGTTGTTGAAAGTGGCTGGGCATCGCCAAGCTGGGCATTTTCATTCAATCGGGCAGGAATTGCCACGATCGATTAACAAGGCAAGAGAAGTGATTAAGCGCGAGACGGCGCATATCGAATTTCACCCATGGAAGGATGATAACTGGAGCAGGGTATTACCACACCTGCGTCAGGAGATGTTGCAGTGATGCATAAATAGAAAAGCCGGTAGTTACGAGCTACCGGCCATCCATAAATCTGTCATAAGGGTCCAACCAATGACTTCATTAAATTTAGCACCAAAAAGCAGTGTTGTCACCGATAAAACCATTGACAGCCAGTCTTTGCTGATGATGGTCAATCAGGCTCGCAAGCAGTGCGGGGAGCCAGAGGTACGCAACAATAAGTTCATTGAAAAAGTAGTCGACGAACTTGATGGGGAGTTTTACACAAAAAGTGTAAAACCCTCCGGCACTAATGGCGGCCGTCCTGTTGAGGTAATTGACATGACGATCAAGCAGGCCCTTCGCGTGGCGGCCCGTGAGTCTAAAGCCGTTCGCCGCTCTTTGGTTGATAAGCTGGAAGACATGCAGGCTATCCAGGTGCCGACCAAAAGCACCTCAGGGCTTACTGAATATCGGCTTGCCAAAGCTGAACAACTCAAAGCTCAGGCGCTGGAGAAAAACATCGCATCGGCCCGCGAGCTGATGTCAATGTTCCCTCGGCTTGGTGAATCGGCTAACCAGGTGATCGTCGCCACTCTCGTTAACCCACTTCTCGGTCATGAAGTTGTGCCACTGCCGGCGATTGAAGAGCATTACTATACGGCGGGTGAAGTGGCGGCGCAGCTCGGTTGCACTGCGAACAAGATCGGTCGTGTGGCTAATAAACACAATCTGAAAACAGAGCAGTACGGCAAGTTCTTTCTGGATAAGTCGAGACACTCAGATAAGCAGGTTGAGGCGTTCCGCTACAATGCAGAAGGTGTAAAGGCATTGCGCCACCTGATCCATGGCGCAGATGTAGCCTAACTATCTGATAATAAATCTAAGCACTAATTAGTGCTTCGAAAACCAAACCTCGCTTCGGCGGGGTTTTTTTATGGGCGAAATCCATGAAAACAATCTCTCTCAAACTCGATCCCGAAACCTGGGACCTTGTCCTTGATGAGCTGGGTAATATCGCCACGGTAGAAAACCCCTACGCCTGCGCTCAGGACGTAGCGACGGCATGCCTGGCTATACGCGGTGAATGCATTTACGAAAAAGATACCGGCGTTAATTACAAAGAGCTGCTGAACGTTAAGGCCAGCACTGGCGCCATGGCGGCCGCGCTTCAGGTTGAAGCGTTGCGGATGAGCTATATCGCACGCGCTGAGCCGACGCTGATTAACAACCGAGATACGCGCCGCACTACCGGCGTTATTGCGATCGTGGATACCAACGGCCTGGATTCCAGCGTCACCCTGTGAGGAAAAAATGACGACAATCTCTACGGCGGTACCGGCCGTGACCTTTTCCACCACTGGCCTTGATGTTCCAGATGAGGGAGACATTCTTGCCGGGCGCATAGCAGATATTGGTTCTGCATTCGGGACGGCGATGAGCACGAACCTCAAGACGCCGCAGGGGCAACTGGCTGTCACTGATACTGCAATCATCGCCGACAAGAACGATCAGCTTCTGGCTATCGTCAACAACATGAACCCGGACTTTTCCTCCGGCAGATTTCAGGATGGCATCGGCAGGATTTACTTCCTCGATCGCATTGCTGCTGCGGGTACGGTTGTAACGGCCACATGCTCCGGCGTACCGGGAACGGTGATCCCGGCGCAGTCCTATGCAACCGACGATAACGGTTATATGTACGTGTCCCTGGCGGCCGGAACGATTGGCGCAGACGGGACGGTAAAGATCGAGTTCCAGAACCTGACTACCGGGCCGATAGCTTGCCCCATTGGTACGCTGACAAACATCTATGTTGCGGTAAGTGGCTGGTCGAGTATCACCAACGAGACTGCGGGTGTGCCGGGCTCGAATGTTGAAGGGCGATCTGCATTTGAGTATCGCCGGCGCCAGTCAGTGGCACGTAACGCCTTTAACACGGCAGCGGCTGTGCGGGCTGCTGTCCTGGAAGTCGACGGGGTGCTTGATGTTTATGTGATCGACAACAAAGAGCCCACTTCCGTCGAAAAAGGTTCCACGAATTACATGCTGCTGGCCAGCTCGATTTATATCGGGGTTTATGGCGGGGCAGTGGCTGACATTGCAGCGGCCATCAATAAAAAACTCCCCCCGGGCACCGTTATGAACGGTGACACCACCGGAACCGTGCAGGATGCCGAAAATTATGACGCCCCTTATCCGGAGTACACCTACAGGTGGAAAACGCTGGATGCGGTGAGCGTTCATATCAAGGTGGAATACGAAGCGAATGATGGCCTTCCATCAGATATCAACGCGCAGATCAGAACGGTCGTCCTGAATGCCTTTACCGGCGCAGATGGCGGTACCCGGGCGCGTGCCGGCGCGCGAATTTATGGCAGCCGCTATATCGGACCCATTCAGGCGCTTGATGCACAGAACATGAACGTGCTTTCGGTCCAGATCTCTCTGGACGGAACCACCTGGTCTAGTGCGCTGACCATGGGCATTGATCAGGAACCGACCCTCGATACGACAAACATCATAACGGAGGCGGTAAGTGAATAATGTTGACTGGACGATCTACGCGCAGTACGTGAACTCAACCAGCCTGCGGTCACTGATTGACACCTTTAACGCTTCTGTAGCGCCAGAGGACTGGATAGACACGTTCTATGACCTCGTATTCAACATCGAGACCTGCGGCGATTACGGGCTGATGTGCTGGGGTAAAATCGTTGATGTAGAGCGTTTGCTGACTGTGACGCCATCCCAGCAGTTTCTGGGGTTTGGCGAAGCGACCAGCACCCCGGCAGAACTCACCGACCCGCAACCCTTTAACCAGGCGCCTTTCTATACCGGCGTGCAGGACACGAACACAGTGGTCCTGACCAATGAGGCATACCGCAAGCTGATCATGTGCAAAGCGATGGCGAACATCAGCGACTGCACCGTGCCGGTCATGAATCGCATGCTGATGTACATGTTCGGCGCAAGCGGGCGGGCTTACGTGCGTGACGATGGCAACCATGTCATGAGCTACGTATTCGAGTTCCAGCTTTCCGATTCGGAGCTGGCCATAGTGCAAAGCTCCGGAGCACTTCCTTCCCCGCCTGGGGTAAAAGTAAACATCGTTCAGGAGGTCTGAATTGAACAATTCAGCCATGCCGTCACGTCTGACGGTTGTTTTTTCTGCGAGTGGTGACAAAAACACGATCCCGGTAAATTCCACCCCTGAAACGTTGGCTGATGGCCTTGCCGCGATGGACTCAGGATTTCCTCCGCTTACCCGCATCGCTCTATCTGCTGGCGGTAAGCCGCCAAAAGGGCAGGATTTTAATGGGATTTTTAATGATGCCTATACTCGCCTTCAATGGGAGCAAGCAGGAGGTTTCTATACATTCGACTCTGCATTTTCGGCAGCTATCGGTGGATACCCAAAAGGCGCGATTCTTATCAATTCAGCCAGGGATGGATTCTGGCAAAGCACTATCGAAAATAACACGACAAATCCTGATGCTGGCGGTATTGGATGGATTAATTATTCATCAGGACGACTCCTGAACGTGCAGACATTTTTATCATCCGGCACTTATACGCCAACCCCTGGTGCTAAGTCGGTTGTTGTTGAAATGGTTGGCGGTGGTGGTGGGAGCGATGCTGCCCCAGCCACTGGAGCGGGGCAGGTGTCAATAGTTTCAGGTGGTGGGGCCGGTTCATATGCTAAGGGTAGATTTTTAATAAATTTCACCAGCATTAGCATCGTTGTTGGCGCTGGCGGACAGGGGGGCACCGCAGCATCTCCGGTTGGCTCTGTTGGTGGTTCAAGCTCATTTGGATCGCTAATGGTTGCGCCTGGCGGAACAAGAGGTCCGTCTGCCGGACCAGCAAATCCACCTTTTCTACCTCAGGGTAATGTCGCATCAAGCGCTCCTTCCGGTGCCAATATCATAGGCTCTCCAGGAGCCCCATCTACACCTGCATACGCTAACGCAACCCAGTCATTCCTCGGATCACCTGGGGCAAGTAGCGTTTTTGGAGGCGGGGGATGGGTGCCATCATTTGGAGACCCGGCTATTGATGGGCAGGCATATGGTTCAGGCGCATCTGGTTCTTCACAAGGACCATCCTCTCCGGCAGTAAATGGTGCCCGCGGCAAGTCTGGGATTGTAGTTATTTACGAATATTCATGAGAATAAAAGATGGCAATTACTGATACCCAACAATCTGCGCAGTTTGCGGCCAGTGCAGCGGTTAGCGCCGCAGAAGCAAAACAGTATGCTCTTAGCATTGAAAAACCGATCATTGATATTGCCGAATCCGTATCCGAAGCCAAGGATGCTGCAGTAGTTGCGGGGTTGGCGAGAGATGAGGCTAAGGACATCGCATCTGGATTATCAGCAAGCATTGACTTTGAGCTTGCCGCAAAAGAAGCTGAATTTGAGTCTCAGATGCAGGGGCAAAGAACCGCCTTCGAGGTCTCTCAGCAAGACAAAGAAAGTGATTTTTTGTCATCTCAGAGCCAGAGGGAGGCTGATTTTGTCGAGTCGCAGACCGACAGGGAAAACAGATTCCAGACGTTTCTTGACAGCTCTGGCTATGTTTTCCTTGGTGATTACGAAAATGGCCCATTCCAGTTCAGTGCACGTAACCAGTATATCCGCTACGACAATCAGTATTACCGCCTGAATGCCACCACGGATGTCGGCTTTACGACCACCGGAACCGATGCAACCAGCTTTGCTAACGACGTTACTCACTTCGTTCTGATGGATGGTGACACGCTTCGCCAAAATCTGGGTTCAGGCGACGGCGCTAAACTCGTTGGTGGAATAGGATTTGTGTCTCCGGAAATGTTCGGCTACCTGCACGGCGTTTCTCCTGATGCTGTGCCTTACTATCAAAAGGCTGTTGATGAAGGACACGCCAGAGGGCTTCCCGTGCAACTGACGGGGAAATATTACGCCACAACCTATCCTCATAAAGTCACTTTACCAGGCGATGACGGGACCGCTTACCCAGGGTGGGTGGCTGCGGGGAATGATGCAAATATTGCCGCGGAACACGAAAATCATATTTATGCGGCTATTCGACTTTATCCCGACTCCGTTGTTATCGGCGACAGTATGCAGAACTGCGCGTTAATTGGAGACTGGGATTCTGATACGCCTGTGATTAACAATAACCAGCACATTGGTTATTTTATTTCCGGTGACTCATCAGACGGTTATATTCGCCCGCAGCTGGTTAATCACGGTGTGCGCAACTTCTTTATCGGTCGCTATGGGAATGGCGTTCTTGACCGGTCCACAGAAGATAATTTCCTCATCCGTGATTGCTGTCTGACGGGCTGGTTTATGGGGGCCGACTCCGTTTGCAACGGTTTCGTTGTCGCCCGTGATTGCTTTACCGGCGACGCCTATGGCGGGGCGTGGACGCAACGAAATGCCGCGGTCACGATTCCGTATCTCCCACCCTATCCGGCGGCAGAGATTTTACAAAGTGGGCTGGGTTGATGCTATCC